CAAGGAGCAGTCTCCAAATACAAATGAGACGGCTCCTGCTGAGCAAGATTCCTCCGATGCGGGGAGTGCCGGTAAAGAGGTCGATGGTGGCGAGCAGGAAGTAGGCACTAGCCGATCAGAGCCAGAAGCAAAGGCTGAGAAGAAGACCGAGCAGAAGACGGAGAAAGATAAGAGCAGCAAGTTCGCTCAGGAACAGAACCGAAAGGCGAAGACCTGGGAGCAAATCAACGCTGAGAAGGAGGCCCTCAAGGCTGAGCGCGAAGCGGTGAGGCGGGAAAGGGAGGAGTGGGGCAAGCAGCGGGAGCAATCCAAAGCTGCTGAGACCAGTTCCTTCCGAGATGAGAAGGGCTACACGGCGGAGGACTACGAGGCTGCGGCCAAGGAGTTCGATGCTGATGGCGATTCTCAGTTGGCCAAGGCAGCGCGATCCAAGGCTGACGGAGTCCGAAAAGCTGCTACAGAGCGACAGCAGAAGGTACAGCAGGAGAAGTTCGCGAAGGCATGGTCTGATTCGTTTTCCCGGTTGTCCGAGAAGGAGACTTGGTTGAAGGATCAGAGCAGCCCCGAGTACAAACGTACTGTCGAACTACTCCAGAAGGTACCGATGCTGACATCAATGCCCGATGGACTTGTCCATGCGGTGGAATTGATGAAGCTCCAGGACACTGCGGGAAAAGCTCAGTCGATCGAGGCCGAGAACAAGGCTCTGAAGGAACAACTCAATAAGCTCCAGCAGAAGACCGCTATTGGTAAAAGCGTACCGGCAGGACAACTTAAGGCTGAGGAGAAAGATTTCTCGAAGCTGTCTCTCAAGGAGCAGAGGGAGGCGCTGTTGAAAGCGTCGAGGGCGTTCGACCGGGACGAAAACTGATAGAACAACCACAACTCAAATATGCCAGTTACTACTTCAACCACGCTCACGAGCCAGTTCCAGAACTACTTCAGCAAGGAGCTGCTCTCCATCGTTCAACAGGAGACGATCCTCGATCAGTTCTCCATGAAGGCTCCGATCCCCAAGAACAATGGTAACAAGGCCATCTCGATGTTCCGTTTCGGACCTCCGAGCATCGGAAGTGTTCAGACCATCAGCTCTGAGGGTACGGCTATCAGCTCCTCCAACTACCGCGCTCTGGCCCTCAACAGCTTGAGCAAGTCGCTGGCTCAGTATGGTCAGGTCATCGGCCTCACCGACATCCTCCGCGCTACTGACCTGTTCAACTCGCTCCAGCAGGCCACCAAGACCTCCGGTCTGGACATGGCCCTCTGGGTTGACTCGGTGATCCGCAACACCCTGATCGGCTCCAACCTCACCGCCAGCGGTTCCTCCATCGGTTCCGCCGCCGAGGGTGGTGGTACGTTCGACAACTCGGATGCCGTGAACACTGTGGCCAGCTCCGGCGGCGTGAAGGTGTACGGTAACCCCGCCACCCTGACCACGCAGAGCTTCTCTGCGCTGAACAGCGACACCACCGCGGCCAACACCACGATGACCGCTTCGGCTGTCCTCGATTCCATGACCCGCCTGAAGCGCAACCGCGCCCCGCTGATCAACGGCGGCTACGTCCTGGCCACCGACCCCCGTGTGACCCGCGACCTGATGCGCGATGCTGACTGGTTGAACGCCTCCAACTACGGCAACAAGGGCCAGCCGTTCTACAAGGGCGAGGTTGGTTCCATCTACGGTTGCCGCGTGGTCACCCAGACCAACTCGTTCGTCAGCACCGGCTCCGGCACCGCTGCCGATGAGTTCGTTTATCAGGCGACCTCCGCCGGCGGCGGTCTGGCCGTCAGCAAGGACATCATCGCCTCGTTCTTCTTCGGTAACGAGTCGTTCGGTATCCCTGCTCTGACCGGTGATGATCCGTTGTCCCCGCGCATCGTGATCACCGACACCCCCGACAAGTCGGATCCGTTGAACCAGCTCGTCACCGTTGGTGTGAAGCTGTACTTCGCCGCCCTGCGTCTGGCCGCTGGTAACACCGGTTCCACCGGTAACCCGGTGTGGTACCTCGTCCATCGGACCAAGACCTCGACCACGCTGTAATATGCGACCCAGGAAGACGGCCACCATCATGGTGATTGCCGTTAGCCCGAGGGGGCATCATCGTAAAGGTGGTGCCCCCTCTTCTCATTCCGCTTGCGGATGCGATGAGGCTGACAACAATGCACCCATGATTTCTATTCCGCTCGAAGCCCTTTCCACTGACATGGAGGATGGCCAACAGGCCATGCCCGAGGTCGGTGATGAAGTGGTTTTGGACGATGTTCGCGGTGTCCTCAAGAAGCTCGAAAACGGCGAAGCCTATATCGAGATCCGCAGCGTCAACGGCATGCCCGCTGAGTACGAGAACAAGAGCGAGAAGGCCATGGCCTCCAAGGAGCCGATGGACGAGAAGGGTATGCGGGAGATGGTTGAGGAGTACGACAGCGAAATGGGTTCCTGATATGCCGATCTACACCTTCGAGAACAATGGCAAGTCCATCGAGCATATCGCTCCGATGGGTACCGACTCTGTTGTCCTTGATGGGAAGCGGTGGATGCGACAACCGGTGGCCCGCTTCGGGGTCACCGGCTTTGCTCGCGAGACCGAACTCAAGGATAACGTGAAGAAGGGATTCAGCCGGTTGGAAGACCGCCAAGGATCCCGCTTCGAGAGCACTTTCACCAAGAATCAAATCCGGAAGATCTGGGATATATGAGCGACGTAGCAAATCAGGCCATCGAGTATTCGATGGGACAGGGCGGCTTTCAACTGGTGACAGCCACCACGCTGACCACTGGCCCGTTTGTGGCCATCACCACCATCGCCCCTACCACCTTTAGCTCGATCACCGGTGGCAACATCAGCGGATCCTGGTCCACGGCGACCATCCCTGCTGGTATTACCCTACCGGGACCGATCACGAGCTTCCAGATTTCCAGCGGTCAGGTGATCGCATTCAATGGCGTGATTCAATCGTGACACTCGCTCTCGGCACACGACTGGTATCGAACGGCGGGGGTAATGTTACCCCTGGCGATCTGCCTATCCTGCGCCGGGACCTGCTCCAGGAGGACGACTTCTTCGTTCTGCTGGAGGATGGTGACAAGATCGTCATCACGTTTGGGACTTTCGATTCCGTCTTGTTGGAGGACGCGTCGTTCCTGCTGCAAGAGGACAGTGGCAAACTCATCATTCAAGCTAACTAACAGTTTATGGCAGATACAAAGATCACAGCACTGACGGCGATCTCGACCGTCGATCCCGCGGTGGATGTCCTTCCCATTGTCGATGTCAGTGACACGACGATGGCTGCATCGGGCACCACGAAGAAGATCACCAGCAACCAGATCCTCGGGGCCGGCGGCACCGCCACCCTCGCCTCAGCCACCATCACCGGCGATCTGACGGTGGATACATCGACGCTGAAGGTCGATTCGGTGAACAATCGGGTGGGTATTGGGACGGCGAGTCCGTTAAATGCACTTCATGTTTTAGGATCTACTACTGGAAATGTCGGTAGAATTGTTGGTGGCGGTTCTGGTCAGCCTTTGTTCTTGTATTCTGACAACTCTGGATCTGGTGTTAACAATGGATCTAATGGCAGTTACGGAACTGGATTGTATTTTAGCAACGCAAGCAACTTCCTAGCGTTTTACACAGATACAGGTAGCGGTGGAACCGAAAAGGCTCGCATCGACTCCACCGGCAACGTCGGCATCGGGGTTGCGCCGAGTGCGTGGAATACTGCGTACAAAGCGTTGCAGGTTGGTGGTGGTGCTGCTTTGTTCAACAATGCAGCGGGGAGCAACAGTGCTTGGCTGACCTCTAATTTCTTTTTCAATTCGAGCAATGCCAACACGTTCATCGGAACTGGCTATGCGCTGATGTATCGCCAAGTCTCTGGCGAACACGCTTGGTTGACTTCGACCGCGTCCGGTACTGCTGGTGGAGCAGCAACCATGACGCAGATGATGACGCTCGACGCGAGCGGGAATCTGTTGGTGGGTAAGACGGCTTCCAGCAGCACCGTAGTCGGCGCAGAACTGCGCCCGTCCGGCGCAATTATTTCAACTCTTGCAGCGTCAACTAACGCTGATTTTGCTCTTTACACATATTCAACAGGGGCTGGAGCTGCTCGTTTTTATGTTGGAATGTCTGGTACGGTGTTCGCAACCAATACGACCATATCTGCAATTTCAGATCAGCGTCTGAAGGAGAACGTGCAAGACATCGACGTTGGACTCGGTGCGATTCTGGCCCTCAAGCCGCGCAAGTTCGATTGGAAGGATGGTAAGGGTAAGGACATCAAAGGTGACAGAGGTTTCATTGCTCAAGAGTTTGAGCAGGTGTTTCCGCAGCTTGTGGACGAGTGGGCTGATCCTGCTCCCGAAGGCGAAGCTCCTTACAAGTCCGTTCGCCAAGACCTCATTCCTGTGCTTGTGAAAGCCATTCAGGAACTCGCCGCCGAAGTCAACGCTCTGAAGAACGCCTAATATGAACATCTCTTGGATCATCGAACGCCTTCTCGTTAAGCCGACCGAAGGCGACAAAACCGATGTCGTCATCACCGCCGATTGGCGATGCAACGGCTCGCAGGATCAGTACAGCGGAACCTGCTACGGCAGTGCGTCGTTCGCGCCTCCTACGGAGGCCTTCACGCCTTACGAGGATCTGACCGAGCAGCAGGTGCTGGATTGGTGCTTTGCTTCTGGCGTCGATAAGACCGCCATCGAAGCGAACGTCTCCGCGCAGATCGAGAAC